AACGTGTGTCGCAATCCAGCGATAAACCATTCCGGGTTCAGGTGTCGGGTCGGGCAGTGCGCTCGCAGGTGTATACACGTAGCGAGTAGTTTTTTCGCGTGCCTCAAGTGCACGAGGGTTCCGGTTAATTGTTTCAGCCATTCGATTTCTCCAGTTTTGCTACTTCAGCAGCGTATTGCTGCGGGGTTAATCCATATTTTTTCGCCAACGCAACTTGCGTAGGGGTCAACTGGACTTTGCGTGCGCCAGTCGAACGAGTCGCCGGGGCAACAACCGAAGTAGGTCGTTTGGAGCCGTCGCCGGATTTTGGCTTGTCTTCAGAACCACCGAAAACTTCGGGGAACGTGGACTTCATGCGAGCGTCGATTCGCTCGAAGTAATCGTCAGAGCGGGGATCAACCCCGGAGTTCACTAGTTTTTGGTGCAGCCCTAGTGCAAAGCTGGTGACTTCCTCGTACCCCGGTGAACCGAACCACTGGTTTTTTGCCTGCCAGCGAGCAGTCTTTTCGTCCAGCTCTTGACGGGGTGCTTGGCTTTGTTGTGTTTGTACATCAGTTTCATCGACCTGTAAAGGTGCTGGCTTGAAATTTTTTGCAGCCTGCACTTTCATCTTGGCGTCAGTCATTGCTTCCTGAGCGGCAACGATCGCGTCCGAATCGCCGGATTCATACGCTTCTTTGTATTGACGCTTGGCCTTCTCAACCTCAGTCTCGGCCAACGACAGCTGCGACGCAGCGTACTGCTCAGTGCCGGTATTGACATATTGCTTGAGGCGGTTGTTCTCCGCGACCATATGCTGGGCAAGGCGTTCAAGCTCTTGCTTCTCACGCAGCAGGGCTTCTTTGGCCCGGCGCTCATCATGACGTGCGTGGGTCAACTCCTTGATGCGCTTTTTAACGCCGTCGGAGTACGACTCAATCTCGTCATCAGTGGGGTCAGCCACTTCGCGGTCCAGCGGCTTGCGGCCACGGTCCTTTTCAGGGGTGTCGTCAATGATCTCGACTTCAACCTCATCGTCAGTAGAGACTTCCAGATCGACGTTTTTGTCGTCGTCCAGTTCGTCCGGGAACTTGTACGCGTCCATTTCTGCTCCTTTTAGTATTGCCATGTGGCAGCTTTAACTGCCCACATCTGACCGGACTGAATGTCGGTAATGGCAACACTTGCCATACGAGCAATTTCAGCGTTGGGTTGATTTGTGCGCAACTCGTGAATTTCATCAATCAAGTCGGCACACTTGCGTTTAATTGCCGCCACCGTAGGGTCTTGGCTCGGGTTAAACGATAGGCCAACCGCCTTTTCGCCAAAAGTCATTGCTTGGGTTTCCATTTCTGCTCCTTATGCGCGGGTGTACCCGCGTGGGTCTTGCACAACACACTCAATCTGGTCGTCGTTCAGAACCCTGAACTCCTTACCAAACACCTTGAATCGCGTACCTGTGTAGGTGCGCACGAGCACAAAGTCACCCTCTTTGCACCAAGGCCCGGATGGGAACTTGGCAGGGTCTTTGTACGCGTCTGGTCCGACCCGAAGCACGAACAGCACGGTTGTCGCGTGTTCTTCAGCTCTCATGGTCGCAGCATCTCGAACGAGGTCGAGGGTCGTACCGGCGATCTTTTCATCGACTTCCGGCACAACGCACAGCAGCTTGTATCCCGTAGGTACGGGCAGTGCCGATGCTTTGGTTTCGTTATCCGCGTCGGCCTCGGGGGCGTCAAGCGGCTGAATGTGTTTGGGCAGTGTGATGCCGGGAGGCAGAATGATTTCACTCATCTGATTGCTCTACTTTCTCTGCAAGGTCTAGGAGATGACGCTCTGCGGTCGCAAGACCTTGAATGATTCCGCAGAGTTTTTGGTATTCGTCAAAAGAGCGACACGCTCCACCCGCCAAGTCATCGGCGTAGTTGTTCATGTCGGTGCGTAATTTTTCGCGCAATACGCGTGCGAAGTCGGAGATCATTGGTTACCGGGACCTTTCCTTTGGTTTTGGGCAGCAGCCTGTTGTCTGCTTCTTGCGATGTCAACGCCCATACGGACGCCGTCACGTTCTTGGTCAGCCTCCAGCTTGTCGGCCTTGTAGGCCGCGTCAACCTGCAACTGCTTTTCTTTAAGCTCCAGCTCATCGGCCTTGGCTGCGGCGTCAACTTGGAGTTTCTTCTCCTTGAGCGCCAAGTCTTTTTCCTTGAGTTCCAGCTCCTTCTGTTGCATTTGCACAACAGGGTCTTGTGCTTGCTGCTGCGCTTGCTGTTGAGCCACTTGCGCTTGGCTTTGTTGCAGCACCTGCTGGGCTGCTTGGGCCATCATGCCGGACAGGGCGATCTCGATCTGGGGTGGCAGCTTCTCGTCTTCGGGCGGCAGGGGCATGCCCAACTGCTGCTCAATCTTCTGGCGGTAGCCGAAGCCAACGTGCTCTGCGATGTGGGCCATCATGGCAGCCTGAATCTGCGGTGCTCGGGGGTTTTGGCCGACCAACTGCATGATGATCGGGTCTTGCATGGCCGACATGTGCACTTGAATGTGCGCCTGATGGTCTTGGTACTGAAACGCTTTTAAGGGTTTACCCTTAAGTGCATTCATGTTCTCAGACACAGGGTCGGTCGGCTTTTGGTCTTCTTCCAGCGGCACGAGCTTGTCTGCGTGCTTGATGCCTAGCACCTCCAGCATGCCCCGGTGCAGCTTAGGCAGGTCGTAAATGTCCGGGGCCATCTGCGCCAACTGGATCACGGCTTGGTACTGCACCACACGCTGGGACATTGTGGCTGCGTTGGGGTCGCTCACGGGCAGAATGTCCACGTGGCGGTAGTCACTCTTCTTGGCCCGTGGGCCTTGTTCGCCGTCTGGCTCGTAGGAGTACTCGTCGTCCGTGTAATCGCGGATGATGGCTGCCAACAACTGGAGTTCTTGCTTCAGTGTGAAGTGCACACGGGCCTGAACAGCTGTCATGACCTTGAGCTGACGCTCCAGCAGAGCCAGCGTGGAGCCTACAGGTGCGTTGGCACCCATGTCGCTGATCTTCATATCTGCTGTTGCGGCAAAACGACGGCCCTCTTCCACCACGGTGTTGAGCAACTGATACAAAGTCTGTGATGGGTCTTTGTAAGGCAGCGGCAAGATGTTGTCGCGGATCGTGCCCGAGCCCACATCCACGTCGCGGAACTCGCCCGGAGCGATCGGCGTGTCGTCACCCTTGATCCGCAGGCCACGAGACTTCAAACCGCCGGGCAGGTTGGACAGCGTGCCTGCGTCGATCAGCTGGCGCATCAAGCTGGTGGCCGAGTTGGCAAACCCACCGATCAGGTGGAACAGACCGAAGCCATATGCCCCGAAGCCGGGAATGTACTGGTAGTGCACGAAGTGCTGGCGCTTCAAGTGCAGGCTGTCGTCTTCGTCCCAGTTGCGGCGGATGGCCAGCACGGTGTTTGAGCCACGGATGTATGTGACCACGTACGGCAGCGCAACGCCTGTGGGCTCGCCATCGTCGTCTTTCTCGCACAGGGGGTCGTCCTTGAGCACCAAGTCCACGTGGCTTTCGCACAACGTGAAGCGCTCGTCGTTCAAATCAGCAAAGCCCGTCTCTTTGTCCTTGGCCTTGTTGATCTCGTCGATCGCCTTGTCTGGGGAACCGATGTCCACGTCGCGGTAGAACCCCGCCTGCTGGAGTTTGATGATCTCGTTCTCGGTCTTGCGCATGACGTGCGTGACACGGTAGCAAGTCTGGATGTCCGAGGTGCCGTAGGGCAGCAAGATGTCTTCGGCAGGGATAAATACAGACGTTTGACGCCCGAAGTTGGGGTCGAAATAGACCTTTTTGAATGCCGAACCCGTAGCCGGGAGGCTCCACAGCATGCGCTCGTGCTCTGGGCGGAACTCCTGCATGACTTCCGTGAGCTGGAAGTTCATGTCATCTTGGACGCGCATGGCGGCGTCTTTCTTCTCGGGCGTCTCTTTGCCGATGATTTTGGTCCGCACGGGACCCATGGCAGGGAAGGTTTCCGTGATGGTTTCGCTCTGGAAGCGCACCACCGCCTCTGTGATCATGGGGTGGAACACGCCGGATGCGCCGTCCCAAGGCTCTGTGCGCTCTTCAATCTGCAGGCCCAGCAGTTTGAGGCCTGTGACGTAGGCTTTCTCCCACTCTTTGCGGGAGTTGCGGTCGTTCTCAATGTCCGAGACCAAGTCCGTGATCATGGTGGCCATCTGGTTGGCGGGTAGGTACTCGGCCAAGTTGGCATCGAAGTCGTCGATGCTGGGCTCGCCCTTCTCAATGCTGATCTCCACATCACCCATGTCGATGTTCACAGCCTCCGGGTCAACAATCTCAATTTCGATCGGCTCCTCCGCCTCCCCTGCGGCATCAATGCCCGTGGGTTGCTGAAAGAGTGCTTTGTCAATGTTCGTGGCCATGTAGGTTCCTTAATAGTACGCTGCCTTGCGCCGGTAGTCGTACAGGTCATCTTTTTCGTCGCTGTTCAAGCTGATAAACCCACCACTCCGAAAGCGGTGCAATGCCATGCTTGTGCAGTCAACCATGTCGTCATTTTCTGACGCCGGAAAAGCCGCGACTTGCTCAACTACCGCTTCAGCCCAGCGTCTACCGGCAGGATACCAGACCATGCCTGATCTGAAAATATCTGAAACAGCATTCAAGCGGGCAACTTTGTCCCCAGTACCCCTGTGGGGGGTAAATTCTTGGACCGGAATGCCCATGCGCCGCAGCTCTTGGTACAGCGGGGTTCCGTTGGACTTCTTTTCAACGATAAACGACTCGGGCTCCCATTCCTTGTATTCCCGCAGTGCCAGCTCTTTAAGCTCGTAGAACTCCACCCGCACGTTGATCGCGTTCAACAAGATAATGTTGGGCTTGTTTTCTGTCAGGCGGGGGTGGCTGAACACTCCCCACGTCAGCAGCGCTGTAAAGTCAGCACGGTTGTTCTTTTCCGCCGCCGCGTCCAGCGTCATGATGACAAAGTCCAGCTCTGGGGGGTCTTCCTCTTCCCACTGCCGCCACCACTCGCGCTTGACCATCGCCCCTTCTTCGGATGTGGGGTTCTGCTGATACTGGGCGTTCCACTGGAACGTGGGCATCGACGCTCGGGTGCGTTTTAAGGCATCCAGATCAAAAAACTCGGGCCACAGAGCCTTCTCGCTCTCGGTTCCTTCGTTGAAGATTGCAGGAAACTCAAAAAATTCATACTGATCCGTGTCGTCGTTGCGGGCCATGTCCTTGGCCATCATCCCGATCAGGTCGTTGGGATGCCAACGAGTGTGCACAATCGCAACCCGCCCCCCGGGCATCAGTCGCGTGCGAGCTCCGAACGTGAACCACTCATATGCTTTGGTAAACACCTCGTAGTTGCCGTTCAGGATGTCCTGTTCCGAGAACGGATCGTCCACGATCAGGAAGTCAGCACCACGACCAGCCAGCGCGGAGCCCACACCGCAGGCGAAATACTCTCCGCCCTCGTTGGTGTTCCACCGACCGGCACTCTTGGAGTCTGCAGCCAGCACGACTGTGGGGAAAATGTCTTTGTAGGTGGGTTGATCCACCAAATTTCGCACCTTGCGACCGAAATCCACCGCCAAATCAGTGGTGTGCGACACCATCAGCACCTTCTTGTTGGGGAAATTTCCCAAAAACCATGCTGGAAAGTAAATCGACACGAGCTGACTCTTGCCATGGCGGGGTGGAATCGACACCGCAATCCGGTCTTTGCGGTTGTACGCCATGTCTTCCAGCAACTTGGCCAGACGCTTGTGGTGTTTACCCACCTTGTAGTCCGGGCTCATGCGCTTGCAGAACTCGATCAAGCTATCCCGTGCCAGCTTTGCGGCTTCGCGCCGTTCCAACTCGGCCAACGCGGCATCAAACGCTTCCAAATCCTCCGCATCCATCTTGGCCAAGTCCAGCTTGAGCAACTCCTCGATGGTGAAGTTGGAAAAGTCAATCATCCGCATCCTCCCGCAGCAGCTCTGCAGCTGCCGCCTTGGGGTCGGGCTCTTTGGGGCTCACATCCACAACGTCTTCCGCTGTGCTTCGCATCTCCAGCAGCTTGGCAATCCGGCTCTTGATCGAATCTTCCAGCTCCACGGTGGTCTTGTGGCGCACGGTAACTTCTGACCGCTCAACGAACAGACCCACGTCGCCCACTTTACCCAGCAGTTCCAAGGCTCGCATGCGGATACGGGCATCGGGGTGGGTCGTCTCTTCAATCAGCTTGTTGGTGACATAGGTGCGAATCTGCACAGCCGACTTGACCACGATCTCGTCATACTCACTGAGCACCGCTTTGAGGTGCCGGGCAGCGGCGCTGGTTTTGATCGCTTCGGTTTTGGCCAACGGCAGTGTGGAGTTCTGCACCGTGTTGATGGATTCATGGAACGCAGCGCGGGCAGCCACCTGATCTTCTTCCGAAGGCTCGGACGGAACCCCAAATGCGGTCAAAAACTCAGCCGTGTGGAACAGGGCATCGGTCTTCTCATGCAGCAACAGCATTCCTTCCCGCTCGGATGGCAGGGGGACGCTCAGCTCTGGTGTCAGCAGGATCATGGCCGCATGATACAACATAAAACAGTATCGTGTGTAGCGTGTTCTGGAACGGAAAACCAAAAAATTTTTTGCAAAAAATTTTTCGCATAGGCGTTTTTTCGAGAAGGGGGGTGGGTTCTAGGAATCAAACATGGCTAAATGGGCGAAACGTTAGAAAATTGGTTTTTGTTTGAACGTAATACAGTGCATAGTGCAGCCATGCGGTCGCGCCCAAAAGGCTTGGTGGGGGTACGGTGGGGTCGCGGGGAACTGGTTGCCCATGGGGGCGACGCGGTGCGCGGGAATTCCTACTGGTAGGAAAAACAAAACGTGACAAGGCGGGCGAAACGATGTTATAATTCACTTACCGGCAAACGATCAAGCCTGATCGCCCGGTTAAATCGAAAGGGTTTACATCATGATTGACACAATCAACACATTCAAGACAGTCGCAGCATCAATCTACAATGGCGTCAACGCATTGGAGACAATCAACGAACAAGCCAAGGCCTTGAAGGCCGGGGGCATTGTTTTCGGGAAATCCAAGAAAACGTGCCAATACCGTGTGCAACTTGGTGACGCCATGAAAGCCCAATTCAAGGGCAAGGCTGAGAAAAC